AGCAATATAATTTTGTAGAGCTGCTGAAACTTCAGAAGCATTACCACCAAGAAGGAGTGAAACATCTACTTCTTCAGCACTACCAAATAAATCCCAACCTGATGTATATTCATCTGCAATAGCTGTTCCTGTGCTACCATCAAGGCCACCTGAAAGTGTGTCTAATTTATTAGGTGTAGTAGTACCAAAGTTTGTACCTACAGCAGATACACCCCAACCTGTTGCCCAATGTGCAGCTATGTAGATGTATTGTGAATTATTAAAGATTTTAGTTACATAATAGTTTGGTGAACCATCATCATTTTTAGCATCTGATGCTTTTGATACGTGAGCAAAAGTTTCTAAAACTGTACCAACTTCACCTGAAATTTTACCTGTCCTATCGATAACTGCAATATGTAATTCGTCATTTGAACCGCCAACCGATGAAGCATAGATTGAAGTACCTGGAGCACTGTCAAAATATGTAGAAAGATCAACAACAACACCATTAACATTTGTGTATGTCCAACTAGAAAAACCTGTTGCTGCGCTGTTAGCACAAGCAACAACATCAATATTATTACCTAAAACACCAGGATATCTTGCATAGAATGAACCAAAAGAAGCAGACGTATTTGCTGTCCAGTTATTTTCGTAATCATCTTCATTTTGAATTAAATTACCAACACCTTGTGATGTTGCGTTATTTGCTGAAGAACCTAAAACTTCATCAACAACACGAACAACTCGAAGATTATTACCATATGCTAAAAAGTTAGCAGCGGTTAGGAATGATACGTATGTATTACTATTAGGCTTACCAAAACGATTTACGAGTGTTATTTCGCTATCAACAAGAATTCTTTTGTTTACTGGACCCCAAACGAATTCACCAACAATGGCACCGGCTGTAGTTGAAACTGAAGGTATGACCGTGGTTAAGTCAATTTCAGAAACATTTACGCCTGGAGATAATTGAAACCCCATTTTTTTCTCCTTATAATTTTATAATATGTGGGAATATAGACTTTGCTATACATGTATTTATGAATCGCAACTTTTATAGACCCTTTGTTATATCTTTGAAATATTCAGCATAAGGTTCACCTGAACCGGATACCCAAACATCACCATCTTCTACTACAAAAGGCACATCCAAACCATCATTTAGTTCACCAACTGGTAATATTTCTTCATCTACTTGTGAAAAATGCTGTAATTGTAATTGTTTTCGTATGTCATGAGATACAATATCTTTAAAATACTTTTGGGTGGTCATCCAAGCGAATAGAACAAGGGTCATAACAAGATCGTCATTAGCACCTTCTTCTGCTTCATATGAACTTCTACCAGCTACAAAAGTTGAAAGTTCAGATATAGTATCAAAATCTTCAATTAATAACTTGTCGGACTCTATTAATGTTTTTAAATTAGAACATCCGGCACGTTTAACAAGAGGTGTCATACGAACACCTAATTGCACTCCTCTACCAAAACCAGCTGAAATCTGCTGAGCTTTCTTATTACCCGTCATAATCTTCACTAAGTTTTCATACTCTAGGTCAGAATGTAGAATCTCTGCTACCTGTGGATTATTATTTATCTCAACCAAAATGTAAGCATTATTATAATATCTAGCCGCATTATGAATAATGGTAGGAAAAAGTATAGGTGAAATAGCCGCACTCTTATACTTGGCCACAAATTTGTATGGTGTGGTCGATACATCTATAACAGTAAATGCTGAAGAATCTAATTGTTTACCTTCTGCCACATCTACACAAATAGCATATAGATGATCTTTAATGGTACCATCTTCATTTTCTTTGATCGGATGTTCATAGATATCCATGTCTTGGTGTTTACCTAAGGCAGTAGTATATCTCATACTCTGTAATTTAGGACCAGAGATAAGTGTATTAGATGACCCTAAGAATTCTACTTCAAATTCTTGTCTGAACTGTTCTTCAGAAGTATTACGAATAGTTTCTTCACGCCATTTTTGATCACGACCTGGAACATCCGACCAATGAATACTTAATGGCACATAACTACTTTTTTTATCTTCAGCATCTTTCCACATTTTGTAGAACAGATTCATACCGTTTGGTGTAGAAACGATAAAAATTTTGGTAGATTTACCAGAAGAAATTACAGGATAAACTGAGTTAAAGAACTCAGTTGCCATATTAGTTGGTACGAAAGCAAACTCGTCTAAGAATACTAGGTTGAAAGAACCTCCTCGAATCGCACTTGATGATGTCGAAGCAGATATAATTTTAGAACCATTTTCTAATTCTACATTACCTTTATTCCATGTTACGATACCTTGTTGTAACCAGATAGGTAAGTTTTCATAAGCTAATTGATATTTGGCAAGAATGTCACGTGCTAGAGAACCTTTATTGGCAAGAATAGCAACGTTTTGTGAATCTTGAAAGAGTGTATGCCAGAGAAGATAACCTACTGTTGTAGTTGTTTTACCAACTTGACGAGGCATCTTCATGATAACAAAACGATTATCTCTAAACGTTGCTATCATCTTTTTTTGAAAGTCCCACATTTCAAATGGGATTAAACCTTCATCAACGTTTACAATCTTGATATATTTTTCAACAAAGTAAACGGCATCTTGTGAGCATTTGATATACTCAGCAATTTCTTCTTGAGAAAAGTTATATTTGATGCCTACACGTTTAAGTAGGGGGTTATCACGATAGGTTTCTTTATCACTCATTATCTATTGTTCTAATCTCATTCTTAATCATTTTAGAAAGTTCAGCAGTTGAACCTACAAATATAGCAGCCTTACCCACATTCAATTGTGCCTGATTTTTGGCACCAGTAATATCTTTCATTTGTTTTTGAAGATTGATCAGTTTTTCATTGACTTCAGCCACGTTTTTAATCATAGTGGCTGCTACTTCAAATGCTCTTGGATGTTCTGATTCTCTAGCAATCTCTAAAATATCATCAATAGCATTATTACCTTTGCTTACAATATCTCGAAGTGCTCTACGTGAAGCCTCATAATCTTTCATAAGATCATCTTGTAGAATCTTATCAACGCCTTTAGTGTCAAGAAGTTGTGGTTCTTCTTGAACTATTGGTAATTGTTCTATCTGTTTATTGATAGGTTCAGTATCAAATATATCACTCATATTTTCATCAAATTTAGACATAATTTTTAAATATCCGGAAATTCAGTTATAACAGTATTGTATGTATAATTACTATTTGCATTAGCAGTTGGTGGATTTGGAGTAACTTCAATTTTAACTAAATGTGTTGGCTCAATTTGTGCAGCTTGTATTGTATAAACTGCACCAGTTCTAACGCCATATAAAGGTTTAGATGCTACAAAGTTTCCATTTAAAGAATCAATTATTAATTTTAAACCTATATTATCCCAACCAACAACACGAGCAGACGCTGTGGCAGTATCAAAAGAATAACCTTGATAGACGTATTCATTTTCTTGATACGTACCTAAACCACCAACATTACTCATATTTAAAACAATAGTATCTGCACTAGAAAGTGTATCATCAAAAATATTGGTAAATGATGCTTTAATGATTTTAGGTTGTGAAATAGCCCCATAAATGAAACCTTTAACTGTAAAGTTTAAAGTCCAAATAATAGTTCTTGTTTCTTGTTCTCGTTCACCTTCATATTTTACTTCATATTCTGTGTCTTTTAACAAAACAGGAACACTTTTAACCACACCCATTTCAGGTATAAGATTAAGTTTAAGTGTATAATCTGGTGTAAAAAATGGTAAAATATGTTCTATAATTTGTGTACCATCTTCAATATTTCTTACGTAAATATATAACGAAAAGTCAAAATCATAAGGCACAGGATTATATTGTGATAAAACTGTGTCTGCATTTGATGCCTTAGCAAAGTTTTTTATATTTGTTAATTGTTTTCTTGATGCATCATATTTAATGCCATTAAGATCGAATGATATACGTGGTAAATTAATTTGAATTTTCTTATCAATATAGGGGTCATTTTCTAAACGCATAACATAACGTTCTTTGCTGGCGTATGCAATAGGCACCTTAACACGTTCAGCTTCAGTCGTATCTGGATTATATCTAACCAACGTGATATTATTAAAAATACCACCAAAGGCAGATACCATTTTACGTATAATTCTGTTATAGGTTGGTGTTGTCATTATATTGGTCCAAATGGATTTTGTTCTGAGAAGTCAATAATTTGATCTGATTCTGTTCTAATAGTCTTGTTATCATAAACTTCACGTGAAAGTGTAACATCTAGTGGATCAAATGATAATAACTTAATACTTGTATTTGAAGTTTGACCAATAACATTAGCATTAGCTACAAATTCACCTGCAATATTAGTTACATGTAGAATATTATTGGTTGCATCCCAATTAGAAACTGATCCAACAACAGTTGCATTTGCATAATCAGTTCCTTGATATACAATTTCTCTTAATAAGTAATTATTAGCATTAGCGGCAACATCAGCCATTAATAAATCAATTGTATATGAATCTTCAATGGATACTGTATCGATGTTATAAACACCAGTATTAATAATCTCATTAGAATATTTAAATTTCTCAAGTTGCATTTCATAGAAATATGGATTTTGACGACCTAATGTAAAGAAGTCTTTGGTAGCATCTACAAATTTAATCTCGTAAAGTTCACCAGTTCCATACAAGAATGGAATCCAAATAAGGTCACCCTCACGTGGTCTAGAAAAAGCATTTTGTGGAACTCTTAAACTGAATGCACGTTTAGACAGAACAACTGAAACATTATTACGAATCTCAAGACCAAATTTAGAAAAGAATTCTTTATCACCAGTATACTCAAGTGAAGATGAGAGATACATTTCAACAGGAAATGCAGATTGGAATTTTTTAACTGGATCTTCACCATAAAGCAAATCACGAGCAGCATCATTATTATTGGGAAGATAATATGCATCAAATCCCATAATTCTAATCGATTCAACAATTAAGTCTTCAAATAAGCGTTGTTCAGCTTTAGAGTTATAATTATTAAAATATACACTGGTTGGCATTTATTTACCTTTAGTTGAGGTAGAATTCTAGCACGCCGCCAAAATTGTCCAACATTTCTTTTTCGAGTGTTTTAATTTCACTCTCAGCTTCTTCATAAATTTTATCACCATTCATCTGAACGCCACCTGGTAATTGCATACCACTAAATTTTTTAAGATTATTTCCCCAAGCACGTTTGATAAGTGCAGTGGCATATTCTTTTAACCAACGGTCATTCCACATAGCAGTATAAACTTCAGGATTAAGAGCTGCATAACATTCAACAACCACAACTGAGTTAGTAGTTACACCTGCAGTTCCCCAATTCCAATCAATATAAAGACGATTCATGTGGCGTTGATATCGAATAGGAACTTCACCAACAAATAATAATTCTAGTGAACGTAAATGTTGCATAGTCATCGTATAATTAATATATGACGCTGATGTAAAGTCATACAACTCATTGAGACGTAATTGATATCTCAAGTCAAACATATTGACTGTTGATTGTGAATCAGTAATAGGGAATACACGGGTGACACCTACGACTTGAAGTGCATTGTTACTTTTATCAACAACAACACTAGGGTCTAAGTTGATATATCGATTAGACATATCAGTTTCATCTAATCTTTTAACGTAGTAGAATTTTTGAAGACTATCATAATGGTAATCAGTCCAATATTGAAGCGCATCGTCTATACGATCTTCCACCTGATCATTATCTACGTTAATTTCAATCACAGGAAAACCTAATCTTCGTAGGCAGTATTGTTTGAAGGTATCTCTATTGTTTACGGTAGCCATAATTATCCATTTAAGTCGGTTATTATGGTCTATTTATGCTAGTTTTTATTCTTTGATTATAGAATTAGGCACTTCTGCAAAAGAACCAGTCAATCCAATAGGTGAAATTTCATGAATGATTGATGGATTTATAGTCAGATACGTCATATGCTCTAGGTCAAGATATTCATTTTTAGAATATAAGTCTAAAATACCATTCATAATCTTATCATAATTAACAGTAGCCATATCTTTTATAGAACCACAGAATGAATATAAACGTGTCTTATATTGATAAGGTGAATAATTAGGTTTAGTTTTATCTTTATACCATTGTAAACATTCTTCTTTAGTTTTAAAGACATATTTACCTGGAACATTATGTGCTTGTAAATTGAACTCATCAGACAATTGATAACGACCAGAAATTTTAAAGATTCTATCTTGTGATGTTGTGGTTAAAATCTTACAAGTTTCTCTTAACATAAAAGATTCACAAGGACCTTTAATTACAGTAATCTCTTGTCTATTGACATCTCTTTGACGATGTGCAAACTGAACAAACTCAGACATAGAG